CTATTCCTGACATTTCTTTAACGCTATCACCTATTTTTTTTATATCTTTTAATATCATATTTATCCTATTGTTATTGCTCCATTTTTTTCTAAAATTTCTTCAGATAATTTTGTAATTGCTTCCTTGTCTAATTCATAAGCCAAACATATTTCTTGAATCTTAGAAAAGTCATTGAAATCAAATTTATTTAAAAGCCATTCTAAAAAAACCATTTTATTTGTTGTTAGCTTGTCAGCTAGGTCGCTTTCATCCACTTCTTCTATTTTGTTGTAATAGTTTACTTCTATTTCTTTTAAGTCGCTTATAGTCCTTCTAACATTGTTTCTTACCTTTTGTTTAAATAAGCCAATTTTATCAGCATCTTCTAAGAAATGCAGGTTGATAAATGAAGTTAATATTGCACCACTAATTTTTTGTAAATCTTTGTCTGTCATAATATTTTATTTATTGTTTAAAAATTAACCACCCTACAAATACCCCTATCAAAAAGAATATTAACGCTACTTTAAGCACCCCTATACCAACTTTCATATATTCATTGTCTGTCATAATTTGTTTCTTAAAAGTTCTATTTCTCTTTCTAGGTAATCCTGTGCTTTTAATAAGTCACCTAATTCATCTTTTTTTTTTCCTGCTCTAATAACATATTTTAATACGTTGCCTCGGCTAAAGTTTAATTCATAATCGTTTATGATATCTATGACATCATAGTCTTTTCCGTTGTCGTAATGGATTTGTTGATATTTCATTCTGTTCTTAGTTTTAAAAGGTGATAGCATTCAGCATATTTCTGTCTTGCTTTTCCCTTGTATTCTTGTTTAAATAATTCGTATAGCTTTCTTGTATATTGGTATTTAGATGTGCATTCTGCAAAGTACTTTTCTGCAAACCTTTTCCCTTTACCTTTAAAATAATTTACATTGTCAGCAGTATCGCCCATTATCATCTGCTCATAAAAATTATACATTGCTTCATCTTCTGTAATGTCAAGAACTACCTGATGTTTATAATGGTAATTGTAAATCAATGCAGGGAACTGCTTGTAGTCTTTGTCAATTGATACAATCATTACTTCATCCCTTCCAACTTCTTTGCTTAGATTAAACCAATACCTAGCAACCATATCATCTGTTTCAATACCATAACCATAAACTGAATCATATTGTTCTTTTACAAATTGGTGCATCTCATTTAATAATGGTGGTAATTCTTGCTTCTTTCTATTGGCTTTATACTTACCTGTGATTAGCTTTCTAAAGTTACCTTTTGAACCACTAAATGTTACAACCCTGTCAATGTTGTACATATCTTCTAACTTGTTTACTATAGCCATAAACTGTTCGTCAAACTTATTTCTTGCATCTGCTATATCTGAATAGTACTTTTCATCTTCAGGGTGTTCTCGCTTTTTGTAACAACTTGCAAAAATTAAGCTGTCTGCATCTATAAGTAATATCATAATTCTGTTTTTTTATAATCCACAATAACCACTATCGCATTCGTTAAAATCATCGTCAAACAATTCTATTTGTTTTAAACTTTTTTTAATTTCTTTGTATTTCATACCATTTTTGAAAGTCCTTCTACCATAACTATTTTCATCAGAATTTATAAACCATTGAAATTTATTTGGATGCTTATCACTCATATGTTTTAATAATATTGGAGACCTATGGAAACAACCAACACAATTATTTAAGTAAGCAAATCTTACATTTTTATCTTGCCAATAATTCTCAATAGAATCTTTAAAAGTTGGGTTATCTATTAAAGGAAATTTAGGTTTTTGCCATTCTATATTTGCCCATTTGTTTTGTTTTGTTTTACCACCACGTTTACCTACTATTGTTTTAAATTCTAAATTACCATTTTTATTTGTTTTTTCTAACATAGTTTTAGCACGCCTTTGTTCATTTGCCCTAAAGCCAATTCTCATATTAACTACTTCATTTATTTCTTTTCTCCACCAATCAAAAATAGGTTTTAATTTCATTTCAGTTGTACAAAATCTTTGTGTGGCATTTGGTAAATATATCTTACCATCTTTTTTAAGAATTACTTCATCAAATGTTTTACCTGTTACCCAATCAATCTTTGAACCAATATATTGCTCTAGGTCTAACATTGTGTAAATAATAGTATCATCTTCAAGCGTACCGATAAACTCTGTGCCTAATCTGTCAGATACCTCTTGTCTTATTTTGGCATCAGGGAACAAACAATTTTTATCATCAGTTCTAACAAGTGAAAAGACATTGTAATCAGCAGGGTAGTTTGCAGCAATGTAACTTGATGTTTTTCCTCCACTTAATGAGTTTACTTTTTTCATTATAATGTTACGTTTATTTGTAAATAATTTTTATTGTCTTTAACTTCTTTTACTTGGTAATTTATAGTTATGTTTGTAATATTAGAATCATTGTCTGTATGATGCTCTATTAACTTTTTAAGTTCATTCCAAGCTGCTGCATTTACCTTCATTTTATTAAAGTTAAATCCAATTCATTAGCTACATAATTGATATGCTTTTGCGTTTTAATACTCCAATATCCTAATTGAAATAATTTACCTTCTGCAATGGTTGCAACGTGAGTTGTATAACTCCATACCTGATTTCCTTTAATTGTTAAATTTTGCTTGTACTTTGATAATTGGTACATCTGTTCTGTTTTTAATATTAATTATAATTTGTAAACTTTTTTTATTATTTCCACTCCAATATCTAAACCTTTTTCAAATTGCTGATTAGATAAATCACAAAGAATGTTATTTAATTGAATGTATTTGGTGGTAGTTGTTTCTAGATTTAATGCTCTAAGGCTGTTAAAAGCATTTGTTAAATTTGATTTTTGTTCTGTTGTCATCTGTTTTGTTTTTAATTATTAATTATACACAAATATATAACTTATTTAGTTATAAACAGAAAATTTAATAACTTATTTATCAGAAATATTAATATTTATTATACTAGCCTGATTTTCAGACAGTAAGTAAACATCTTTTAGAAGTCTTTTTTTTGTCCACATAGTAGTATCAGGACAGTATTTTTTAACAGGTGCAGGAAGTTTAATAGTATTAAGCCAATATAAGAAATTGCCTTTTGGGTCATTTACAAAGTATAGTTTTATGACCTTTTCATCTAATGCCATTAATGCATCGTGCTTGTCTTTTTCAAGCATTTTGTCTGCATAGTATTTATTCCTAAATTTCATTTCAATGACGCAATCAATACCTTTTGGGGTTTTACCTATGGCATCATAAATCGTAAAACCTTCACCTGTATGTTTTAAATCCCAACCATCTAAGTTAAGCAGGAACACAACAGCCTTCTCCCACTTGTTAATCTTTTTTATCCCCATTGTCCCAAATGATATTTAAATCTTTTATCCATCTCTTTATTGTTTTTGGGGAACAAGTACAGGGTTTGTAAAATGAATGTTTGTAATACTTTGCGTGTAGTTGGCAAACCAATTCAAATTCGAGAGCTGATATGTGCTGTCCATTTCCCAATCTAAATTTCTGCCAATCAATTCTGTCTTCGTTATCAAATTTTACCATCTTTTAAATTTTAATTTATTTAGACTTTCTCGTCTTTTATCACAGTTGCACTTGCTACCCATAAATTTATGATATTTTTTTACTAGGTATTTAATGCCTGTATATTTAGTAATGTAATAAATAATGTCTCCTATTTTCATTTAAATTTTATTTCTATTAAATTGTTTTGCTTTTTATAATATGCCATTAATTCAATGTCATTCGCTGAATTATTTCTAGGCTTTCTACCACCTTGTTTGATATCACCTTTTAACTTTTCTATTCTTGAAAAAATAATACCATCATCACAAGACCATAAAATTACACCTTGTTTCTTTTTATCTGACATTTTTAATAATTTACGAATTGCTACAGGTAAAGGATATGCATCAGATATTTTTTTTAACCTTCCTTTAACTTCTAAATAAAAAATGAAATTTTTATCTTTATCATAAATTTTAAAATCAATATCATTATCACCTAATTTTTCAAAAGTATAATTGTATAAATTACAAAAAAACAAACAAGATTTATTTTCTCGATTTAAATCATTTTTATTTTCAAATCGAGTTGTCATAATAATTTTTTAAGTTTTGCCTTAACCTTTCTATAGGTGTTGTAAAGTGAATAGTATTCAATATATGAATTACGAGAAAAATCAGCAATGCTTTCTCCTTCATTTATAATTTCAAAAACTTTTCTGTCATACCAATACATTGAATTGAGTTCTGATTTAATTTTATCATACGATTCATCATAATTTACATCATAATCAATTTTAGAAATCTTAACCTCATCTATATTTATCATTTTTATGTTCTTGCCTTTTCTTTGTAAATCAATATACAAAGTTTTTAAAACTTTAAAAATATAGTAATAATTAATTTCATTTTCGTACATTATATCCAAACCCTTTTCTAATCTTAAAAGCACCTTAATATACATTTCCTGCACAATGTCCTCTGCTATTGTTTTACTGCACCCAAAAGAATAAACGATGTTAATCCACGTTTTGTGTTTTTTTGCTAATAATATCATTTTCTTTTGTACCATTCTACTATTTTAATGGGTCATATAAATTGCCAACAATCTTTGGCAGTCCGAATTCATTAACTTCAAAGCTAAATGTATCAAATGAATAACCCCTGCTGCGTCCACATTTTACTGTTACCCAATCTTTATTGACTGTATTTGCTTCTAACTGAATTACTGTTTCTGCTTTCTTTTCTAAAAAAGAACCTAAATGTCCTGTACCTAGTTTTGAACTTCCGAAATTTTGATGAATAACATTAATAATATGGCATTTGTATTTTGAAGACCATTCCATTAATTTCTGAACTAAATGATTGCTTTCGGAAATGTTGTTTGCATCTGAGCATAAATCTGCAATACCATCTATAATAATTAAAGAAGGAGTTTTAATTTTTTCTTTTAAATAGTAATCTATAAATTCAATTCTCATTTTATAATCTATTGACCTTAATCCAAAGGTATGATAAATTTTTGAATCTATTTTTGAATCCATTTTATGCACCCTTTCAAAGACCTTTTGGCAATGCCATAAGCCTTGTTCTGTGTCAATGTGTACTAATTGACCTTCTGTACCTCTATGTCCTTTTATATCCCCTGAAAATAGATTTGAACCACTAAGGTATGCCGATGCTAATAATGATATAAAAAAAGTTTTTTTTGTTTTTGGTGGTGCAGTCACTACAGAAAGGTTTCCATACGTTCCTAATGCAACCGGAACAATTAAATCACCTTCAACCTTATTAGATTTTACAACCTTTTCACCAAAGGATAATGCCACAGGTGGGTATTCTACTTTTTGTTTTGAATCTACAAAGCAGTCTTGTTCTATAAACTGCATTAACATTTTGTGTTCGTTCTGTTTTTCTGTCATTTTATCTAGTTCGATGGTTATTTATTTCATTTATTAATATTTCAATATTACTATAATCTATGTTGTTTAAATATTTAGATGGTCTACCTTCTCCACCATTGGTTAAATTAACTAGATTACCTTTTTTTTTATCTTTTCTTCCGTATAACAAGATGTAAAACTTTTCTAATTCACAAGCATCAATCCAAGAAATATTATTAGCAATAATTTCTTTAGTATAACCAACTTTTTTTACAACATTATGCCAATATTTGTTTCTATTGTTTTTTTTGTGAATTCTAGAAGAATTTGTACTAATTCCAATATAAAATATATCTTTTGTATCATTTCTTTTATGTGCGTAAACCATAGCCATTTGCTAAATATATAAAAAAAAAGGTATAGATAATCAAACCCATACCTTTTAATTAAAAATGGTTAGTTTTAAAATGGTAAATCTGTGTCAGGAGATGCTTCAACTTTTGCTGCTGCTTCTTCACGTTCAGCAAGTTTAACATTACCATCTGTCCAAACAACTTTTCCATTTCCTAGATAGGTTTTTGCAACCTTTGCATCTCGTTCTTCTTTGGTTTGACTATCCATAAAAGCAACATTATTGCCATACCTAGTTTCATCCTGAACTGATATTGTAAAGTTATAATAAACAGCACCATCTTTGCCGATTATAAATTTTTCCTTTGGTAATTTGTCAACTCTAATTGAACCTGTAATTAGTGTACTCATAGTTTATTTATTTAGTTATTATTGTTCATTGTTAAATTTTATCAAGTTATTGATAGCGTGTCTAATCACGTCTGCTTCAGAAACAACATTGTCTATAGCAATTTGTTTAATGTTTTTTTTCATATTTTCTTCTACTCTAAAGGTGATAAGAATTTCTTTTTTTACTTTTTTTGGAATCATTTTTATTTATTTAATTTATTAATATTTGGTAATTCTTGTGTTGTTTTGAAAGTGAAATACCTAACTGCAGGGTTTCCATCAATGTAATAATTCCACGCTTTAATTATCATTCCTAATAACCAATAAAAATTCAATGGTTCTTTATTTATTTTTGAATTATGCAGTTTATTAAAAACGTAGCTTGTTGCTGTATCTTGAGTTCTAGACAAACCATAAATGTTTTTCATAAATTCATAAA